ATTTGGCGCTTCAATTCCCAAGTGACGAATATGCCAAGGAGGATACTACTAATTTTATGAATAATATGATTGAATTTGAGAATAAGATCAAGGCAGATGCTATTACAAATGCCAAGGAGTGGTTTGGTAAGACCAAGATGAGCGAGGATGCGATTGATGCTCTATGGACACCCATGCTCAAGTATCCCAAGGACAAGAATTCAGGTGAGTCTGACACCACGCGTTCTCCCACTCTCAAGGTGAAGATTCCTTATTGGGAGGGTGAGTGGAAGACCGAGCTATATGATGTAAATCAACGTGCCATTTTCCCAGATCCCGACAACAGTACTATTACTCCCAAGGATCTCATTGCTAAGGGTGCTCATGTAGCGGTTGTTGTTCTATGCGGTGGTATTTGGTTTGCCAATGGTAAGTTTGGAGTAACTTGGAAGCTATTCCAAGGGGTTGTTAAGCCCAAGGCTTCTTTGAAGGGAACCTGCCATATTCAATTGTCAGTTGAGGACAAGGATCGAATGGTCAAGCAACAATTATTAGATGATGACGAAGATGATGAGGCTATGGATGAGCCACAAGCAGTATCTACCGCAGTAGAGGACTCGGATGACGAAGATCATATCAAGCAAGAGGTCGCACAGGTTGTTAAGGAGGCCGAGCCAGAACCTGCCAAGAAGAAGGTAGTTAAGAAGATTATCAAGAAGGCTTAAACAAAAATAAAAACAAAAAACAATGAGATAGATAATAGGTAATATGTAATAGGTAATAGAGTTGTAATGTAAAATAAACATTTTTTATTTTACACTACTGTCATAATAAAAGTAAAATACTTTGTTGGTCGCAGTTTACTTTTGTTCAACACAAGTATTTTTTCTTCTCTTCACTGTCCAAGTAGACACTTTTACTAATCGATCTGACGATTTTTCCGGTTTCCTTTTCGTCAAAGTCTACATCAGTCATAATATTACAAATAAGTTCCGTAAATCTCATTTGCTTACTATCTTCCGTGTCCCATCCTCTGTTCGCTTCTTTCCATCTACATATCAATGTCCTCTTCTTTCTTATCAGGGTTTTTATGCCATCTACTACCTTGAGCAATTCAGTATCCTTTTCCCATACATCCGCTTCCTTCACGTAAATAGTTTTTCGTGTGGCATCCGTGCAATGTATCGGTCTTTCTAGGATATCCAGTTTGTTTAGGCCATTGGTTATCATATTGGTTATGGTCTTTGTTAAGCCATTTTCAATTGTGCTATCATACGTGGATGCGGTAATAGGTAATGAATCAATAAAATCTGTTAAATTCATCGCATTCTTACAATGCTCGTTTAGAAACAACTGAATATTGAACTGATTATTTGTCGTGTTATTATTTGTTGTATTATGTGAATTATTACCTAACTTAGGCATTATTTCCATCATTTTTTCCATCACGTCTTTATTTGAATTGGTTATATTAGACACCAACTCTGTAATAAACTCTTGATTCTTTGACATAACCAATTCTATCATTTTCTCAGTCAATGAGGCATGGTCTATTGGAATAGCTGTACTCGATTGTTTACTACTGTTTACTATAACAATTTGAGGTATACATTTTTGTTTATGACGCCATAAACCTGATCTATCATGATATTCTTTGTTACAATGTTCACATATATGTAACCTATTTTGGTTGCTATTCTGTTGCGGATTTGTTGCTAATATATGTTTACGTGTCAGTATGTGTCTATTATATTGACTTTCTCTACTACATTTGTAGTCACATTCTTTACAACTAAATCTTCCCGAACTTATTGGAACTACAATTGTTGCCATTGTTGCGGTCGTTGCTAGTTTCGCATTTTTTTCATGTTTTTTCGTTTCGTTATGTATTTCATGTAGTTTATTTGTTGTAAAATGTACATTACATGCACTACAATAAAATATCTGTTTTTCCTTTTTTGTTGTCTCCTTTATTATTTTCGGTTTATGTTTTGGCATTGGTTCTATACTATTTAAGGTTGCTTTGTATTGTTCAAAATATACCTGCTCATATTTTTTAGCTATCATTAAATTTTCGCAATTGTGAAATGCTATTATTTCCATTCTCCAATTATCCCAACCGTTATTGTCTCGTATAACACTATATAATTTACAGTTATAATTTTTGTTCGTTATGTTCAAACAACTCTGTTTATGTGCGTGTTTTCGTTGAATAAAATTGGTTGTATGACCAATATATAATTCGTTTATAGAAGGGTCGATACAATAAATCTTGTAAAATACGGTATTGGAATAGTCTATTTCTACCTTTGGCATATCTTATACTAATCTCATAGATTTAAATATTATTAAAAATTATATAAGATTTTTATAAAAAAGTTCCTAAATCTTTTCATATAAAAAACATATAAGATGTCAAAAAATACAGTAACAACTATTTATTTTTTAAAATGAAAATGAGAGCATTATGCTGTAAAACGCATTTTTCACGCTTTTTCCAATCCTATTTCCAAAAAATAAAAAACTACACAAAAATACCTTGTGTAATTTTTCAAAATCGAAAATCAAATTGAAAATCACGAAAAAAGCGACTTTGCTACATCCATCAAAAGCAGACCACTTTTTCGTTGTTGAAAAAGATTCCCTACATATGTAGGTAACCACTACACGAACATATATTTAATATTCCAAATAATAAACAACCTACATGATGTAGAGAGATAATACACTAAATATCTAATGTACTAAAAACAACAAATCCATATAAAAAATAGCCATTTCCCGTTTTTGGAGGATGAATTACGGTTAACCCGACCATTATAATAAATATATTTCAATATGTATGTAAACATATTTATTTAGCATATGTATTTTTTCTTCTCTTCACTGTCCAAGTAGACGCTTTTGCTAATTGACCTGACGATTTTCCCGGTTTCCTTTTCATCAAAGTCTACGTCAGTCATGATATTACAAATAAGTTCCGTAAATCTCATTTGCTTACTATCTTCCGTGTCCCATCCTCGGTTTGCGTCTTTCCATCTACTTATCAATGTCCTCTTCTTTCTTATCAGGGTTTTTATGCCCTCTACTACCTTGAGCAATTCGGTATCCTTTTCCCATATATCAGCTTCCTTCACGTAGATGGTTTTTCGCGTGGCATCCGTACAATGTATAGGTCGTTCTAGGATGTCCAATTTATTTAGACCATTGGTTATCATATTGGTTATGGTCTTTGTTAAGCCATTTTCAATGGTGCTATCATAATTTGCAGCCGTTATAGGCAATGAATCTATGAAATCCGTTAAGTTCATGGCGTTCTTACAGTGCTCATTCAAAAACATTTGAATATTAAACTGATTATTTGTCGTGTTGTGACTATTGGTATGTACTTGATTACCTATATATGGTATAATTTCCATCATTTTTGGCATCACCTCCGCAATCTTATCCATTACATCTTGATTCTTCAAGAGCATCTTCATCAATAATTCTTTATCAATTTCTACCATGTTAGAATTACCATTTATTGTGCTATTGCTATTGCTATTGCTATTGCTATTGCTATTGCTATTGCTATTACTATTACTGGATAGAGATATGGAACAAGTTTTTTGATGTTTATATAAACTTTGTCTATGTAAATAGGAATTATTACATTCGCATACATAATTGGCGTTTTTTGGCGTTTTTGTGTAAGTATTTGTAAGTCGTTTTGATGCTGTTTCATGTTTACGTGTAAGAATATGTCTATTCCAATCACATGTCTTTCTACATTTAAAGTCACAATAATCACAGTTGTATATTTTAGCGGAATCGGGCGCTAAATTGACAGTCATTGTAAGTATATAATAGACTTACAAAAAAACGCCTAAATCTTTTCATATAAAAAACATATAAGATGTCAAAAAAATGTCATAACAATTTTTTGTTTTTTAAAATGAAAATGAGAGCATTATGCTCTAAAACGCATTTTTCACGCTTTTTCCAATCCTTTTTCCAAAAATAAAAAAACTACACAAAAATACCTTGTGTAATTTTTCAAAATCGAAAATCAAATTGAAAATCACGAAAAAAGTGACTTTGCTACATCCATCAAAAGCAGACCACTTTTTTTGGTTGAAAAAGACTCACTACATCATGTAGATAGTCACTACATGAATATATTTACAATATTCCTAATAATAATTAAACTACATGATGTAGAGAGATAATATCCGGAGTATATGATGTCCTAAAAACGATAAATCTATATTTTTAATATACATTTCCCGTTTTTGGAGGATGAATTACGGTTAACCCGACCATTATAATAAATATATTTCAATATGTATGTAAACATATTTATTCAACACAAGTATTTTTTCTTGTCTTCATTGTCCAAGTAGACACTTTTGCTAATCGACCTGACAATTTTTCCGGTTTCCTTTTCGTCAAAGTCTACATCAGTCATAATATTACAAATAAGTTCCGTAAATCTCATTTGCTTACTATCTTCCGTGTCCCATCCTCTGTTCGCTTCTTTCCATCTACATATCAATGTCCTTTTCTTTCTTATCAGGGTTTTTATGCCCTCTACTACCTTGAGCAATTCGGTATCCTTTTCCCATACATCTGATTCCTTCACGTAGAGGGTTTTTCGCGTGGCATCCGTACAATGTATCGGTCGTTCTAGTATGTCCAACTTGTTTAGGCCATTGGTGATCATATTGGTTATGGTCTTTGTTAAGCCATTTTCAATGGTGCTATCATAAGTTGCTGCCGTTATAGGCAATGAATCTATAAAATCAGTCAAGTTCATGGCGTTCTTACAATGCTCGTTTAGAAACATTTGAATATTAAACTGATTATTTGTCGTATTATTGCTATTTGTATTATGTGAATTGTTACCTATCTTAGGCATTATTTCCATCATTTTTTCCATCACGTCTTTATTTGAATTGGTTATATTAGAGACCAACTCTGTAATAAACTCTTGGTTCTTTGACATGATAAGTTCAACTAATTTATGTGTTACATCATCTTTGTCTGCTATACACTTGGGTACATTTGCGTCTGTATTGGTTTTATTGAAAACAACTGTCATCAGACAACCCTTTTTATGGTTACACAATGAAGGAGCGTGTTTGTATTTTTTCCCACAATTGTCACATTCAAATGCTTTGGCGATTTTTGGCGACATATTATTAGTATTTGTTAGTCGTTTATGTTTACTAGTAGACAAATGTTTTATCCAGTCGCTATTCTTACGACAGTTATAGTTACATGTTTCGCATATAAAATTATTGGCGAGTTTCTGCGACAAATTATTAGTCATTTGTTAGTATATTATACTAACATAAAAAATCGCCTAAATCTTTTCATATAAAAACATATAAAATACCAAAAAAATATAGTAACAAATTTTTATTTTTTAAAATGAAAATGAGAGCATTATGCTCTAAAACGCATTTTTCACGCTTTTTCCAATCCTATTTCCAAAAATAAAAAAACTACACAAAAATACCCTGTGTAATTTTTCAAAATCGAAA